CAAGACCGGCGCCGAAATGATGCCCTTCTTGAAAGAGCTGACCGGCGAGACCGGCCGCCAGGTCATCCTGACCGAGCAACAGATCAAGCAGGCCGACGAATATGCCGACAAGCAGGCCCGGCTGCGGGCTCAGCTTGGGCTTTATTCAGCCAGCATCGCCTCGCAAATGCTGCCAGCCTATAACGCGCTGACGGAAGCCGTCATTGACGTCGCCAAGGCGCTGCTGGAAGCTGACGGAGCGGCCCAGAAACTGGGGCAAGACGGGCAGATCAAGACCTTTGCACAAGATGCGGCCATCGGGCTGGCCCATCTGGTGGACATCGCCTACGACGTTGGCGGTGCATTTCGCTTCATTGGTGACAACCTGGGCGCTATGGCGGCTATTGCCCAGGCCAATTTGCGGCTTGACTTTGCCGGGGCCGTCGCCCTTGGCAAGGCGTCAGACGAACGCAACGCACAGATCCTGAAAGGCCTTGGTCTGGCTGAAAAACTGCAGGCCAAGTTTGCCCAGACTGACCGACCCGCTTTCAAAGACTCGCGCTCGCTGCGAGACGCCAGAGATAACATTGCCGCGCAAAATAGAGCCAAACCAGAACTAAATTTCAGAGGTGCCAGCAAAGACAGCCAGGCCGCTGCCGCTGACGAAGCCAAGGCCCGGCGCGACCTTGACATTGAGAACATCAAGAAGGCCGGCGAGGCCACGGCTGCGGTTTTCAGCAACGCCGAGAAAATCATGGAGGCGCTGCACACCGCCGGCCTGGTCGAAGAGGGCGACTATTACACCCGCAAGAAAGCGTTTCTCGAGGTTAACAGCGCCGCGCAAGAAGACGCGCTGCAAAAGCAAATAGACCGGCTGCAGCAAGAAAACCTGGCCGGCAAAGACAAACTGGAGAACGACAAAAAGATTGTCGCCGCCCAGGCCGCATTGGATAAATTACGGGCCGACTCTGGCACCAGCGTGGCCATCCTGACCATTCAGCAGACCTCGGCACTGCGCTCGATTGCACAAGCCTACCGCGACGCCGAGGCCGCCGCGCAGGATTATCTGGACACCCAGCGCCGCACGCAGCAGGTGTCTCTGGCCGGCTTTGGCGCCGGCATCCAGGAGCGGGACCGCACGGCAGGCCGCGTGCAGATCGAAGACCGCTACAGCACCCAGCGCCAGGCGCTGGAAAAGAGCCGGCGTGACTCCGAGTTTGCCGGCACCTTTGGCGCCGAGGCACAAAAGAAGTATGACGATGAGCTGGAGCGCATCCGCCGCTTTCAGGCGCTGGCGCTGTCTGAATACGACGCCTATTACGCCGAGCGATTGGCGCAAGAAGGCAAATGGATAAACGGCGCAAATGAAGCGCTGACCAACTACTTTAACCAGGCGCAAAACACATCGGCCATGGTTGAGAACTTGTTTACCAAGGCGTTCCAGGGCATGGAAGACGGCCTGGTGTCCTTTGTAATGACCGGTAAATTCAATTTCAAGGCGCTGGCCGATAGCATCGTGGCCGACATCACCCGCATCATCGTCAAGCAGCAGATCATGGCGCCCATCGCCGACGCCCTGGGCTCTGGCATCAACAGCGGCTCGGGTGCCGGCGGCGTGCTGGGCAGCTTCATGAGCCTGCTGTTTAACAAGTCTGGCGCATCATCAAGCATCATCCCGATGCAGCCCGGTGGCGGCTACGCCAGCGGCGGCTATGCCCAGCCCGGCTCACTGCACCAGGTCAACGAGCGCGGCCCCGAGCTGCTCAGCGTGGCCGGACGTCAATATCTGATGATGGGCGCCCAGGGCGGCACCGTCACGCCCAATGACCAACTTGGCGGCGGTAATGCGGTGCACGTCACCGTCAACCAGTCATTTGCCGCCAACACCACCCGCGCCACCACTATGCAGGCCGCAGCCGAAGCTAGCCGACAATTGAGCTATGCCGGGAGAAACTTATGAGCCTGACCGTTTATGCCGATGTGATTTTGCCCGGCCGCATCCTGAGCGCCGGCGCCCGTGGCAAGCAGCTGCGCAAGAATAGCCGCACCAGCGCCCAGTCGGGCGTGCAAAAGATCAATGTTGACTGGAGCCGAACGCTGCGCCAGTATGAGTTTGGCTTTGTCCCGCTCAGCGTTGCCGAATGGCAAACGGTGGAGGGCCTGCACGAAGTGACCGAAGGCGGCGCCTATGGATTTTTGCTCAGTGACCCCAAAGACAACACCTGTTTGCTGACCGACGGCCTGGCCACGCTGGTCGGCGGCACCATCTACCAACTGGCTAAGCGCTATGTGGCAGTGGGAAGCAGCCGCTACAAAGACCGCAACATCACCCGGCCACTGGCCGCCGGCTTTGCCATCTACACCAGCGGCACGCCGATCGTCACCTACACGCTGGACAGCACTACCGGGCGCATCACCATCCCCAGCGCACCCAGCGCCGCCACACTCACATGGAGCGGCACCTTTTACATCCCGGTGCATTTTGAGAACGACTCGATCGATTGGGAGTTGGTGCGCAGCGGCCCTGCCAGCACCCGCCTGATGGCCGGGCCGCAGGTGGTGCTGACCGAGGTACGCGAATGAAGACGCTGCCCACCGGCCTGGCCGCGCATGTGCTGCTGGGCAGCACCACGCTGGCCTATGTGCTCAAGGTGGTGCGCAAAGACGCCGTGGTGTTTGCCTTTACCAGCGCCGACCAGAACGTGACGCTCAGCGGCGTGCTGTACCTGGCCGCGCCGGGCCTTAACATCAGCAGCATTGCCCTCACTGCCGGCCTGAGTGTGGACAACCTCGAGCTGACCACGCTGGACGACGGCAGCACCTTCACCCGGGCCGACGTGCTGGGCGGCCGCTGGAACAATGCCGACTTCACCATCGGGCGCTACAACCAGGCCACGCCGGCCAATGAGCTGGACGTGATCATGGCCGGCACCATTGGCCAGGTGCAACTGCAGCGCGGGTACATTGTGGCCGAGCTGCGCGGCTTGCAGCAATACCTGCAGCAGCCGGTGGGCAACGTCACCAGCAAGAACTGCCGCGCCCGGCTGGGTGATGCCATGTGCACCGTCAACCTGGCCAGCTACACCGTCACCGGCAGCGTCACCACCGCTAGCAGCAACGGTGTCTTCACCGACAGCAGCAAGGCGCAGGCAGCAGACTACTTTAACGAGGGCGTGCTGACCTGGACTAGCGGCCCCAACAACGGGCTGGCGCAAAAAGTCAAGACCTTTGCCTCCGGCGTGTTCACCCTAAGCCTGCCGATGATCAGCACCATCGGCGTTGGCAACACTTTCAGCGTCTACGCCGGCTGCCAGAAGCGGCTGGCGCAGGACTGCGTTGCCAAGTTCAACAACGTGCTCAATTTTCAGGGTGAACCGCACCTGCCCGGCATTGACACGGTGACGCAACCAATGGCTTTTTCATGACGCTGCGCACCGACATTGTGGCCGAGGCCCGCGCGTGGCTTGGCACGCCATTTCACCACCAGGCCCGGCTCAAGGGTGTGGGCGTGGATTGCGCCGGGCTGGTGATTGGCGTCGGCCGCACGCTGGGCCTGATGCCGCTTGGCTTTGACGTGACCGGCTACCCGCGCGTGCCAGATGGCGCTGACGTGCAGCGCCTGGCCGCGCAGCACCTGCGCCCAATCAGCCAGCAAGACCTGCAGCCCGGCGATGTGGTGCTGATTGCCTTTGGCCCCAACCCGCAGCACATGGGCATTGTTGGTAACTATTTGCACGGCGGCCTGAGCCTGATCCATGCGGTGGGCGATGGCGGCCATGACAAGGTGCTGGAGACCCGGCTGGCGTTTTATTCATCCATGAAATTTGTTGCAGCCTTTGCGCTGCCGGGGGTTCACTAAATGGCCGTGCTGGCAATTGGCGTGGTGGGGGCAGTCATTGGCGACAGCCTGATTGCCGGCACCGTGCTGGGCATGTCGGGTGCCGCCATTGGCTGGACTGCCGGCGTGCTGATCGGTAATGCGCTCTTTACCCCAAAACAAAAGACCGACGCCAGCGTGATGGGTGACCTGCGCGTCAGCGGCTCCAGTTACGGATCGGTCATACCGTGGGTGGCGGGCCACGCCCGCGTCAAGGGCGAGATCGTCTGGGCCAGCGACCGGCGCGTGGCGCATGAGACCTATGGCAGCGGCAAGAGCACGCAGGCCATCACCACCTACAACGTCGACCTGTTGATGCAGGTGTCGGACAACATCATTGCCGGCGTCTCACGCGTCTGGCTCAATAACAAGCTGGTCTGGGTTGGCCTGGCCGGCGCCACCGGCACCAGTTTGCAGGCCAGCGTCTACAACACCGAATTTGCCAGGATGACAGTGTATGGCGGTGGCCCCAGCCAGTCGGCAGACGCCACCTACGTTGCCTCCGTTGGCGCTGCCAATGCACCCGCTTACCGGGGCCGTGGCACGGTTTTTCTACAGGGCGTGCAATTGCACACCAGCGGCGAGATACCAAATTTTCAATTTGAGGTTTACACGACGGCCACCCTTAACCCGCCTTCGGTGGTGCTGTCGT